GAGTTTCGTCATAATCTACACTGAACTCATCCAATGCTACCATATCAACAGTCTCTGCGTTGAGCAATTCTGAGCTTTTCAAGATGCTCACCGTGCGCTCTGCCTCGTTGAAATATATTCTCGCATTGAATAACTTTCGGAATTCTTCCAAAAAAGTATATGCTGTCCAGTGTGGCAGAGCATGACGAAACTCATCAGACTTATAGGCTGAAGCAATGTATAGGCCATCCCATGGCGCCTGATTGAAATCATCACGGACAACCTTATATCCACATATATTGAGAATATTGTGCAATATAAAAATGAAATTAGGATGGACAGCCAAGTTGGTGATATACCTCTTTCTGTTCTTGCCCAGTGTCATATTCGCTGTCATATCGTTGGTCTCGTCTCGAATAGGTGTGTAAACATACATACGTGGAATTCCTATCATATAAGAAGGATTGTATGTTGCGAAGAAATTAAATGTTTTGACCTCTGCCATCAGACCCATAATCTCTTTTGCATTGACTGTCTCCAGCTGGTCTCCCATGCTTCCATGTATAGCTCTGCCCAAATCCATCTCATCAATAAACTTTTTGTCGAATTTGGAATTATACTTCACTCTTGATTTGCCACCAAGAAGCTGTAGCTTCACTTCCTTCTGATTGACAGACAGAACAGTGCCCACTCCACTCATGATGAGCAAGCCATTGCAGTATAGCTTGCAGTCATCATATTTAGCGAGTTTCTTCTTGACCTCGAACCTTGACACATTCTTGAATATCTCTCTATTAGATAAGATATTCATCGGAAATGTGATGTCATAGGTATATTCTCCATCATCGGTGACATACTGGTTGGCGTATGTCACCTTGATGGATGATGTGGATATAGGATAGGCTTTGTGCCCATTGATAATGCATGTTATCATACTACTTGTTGTCTAATAATCGTTCATAATCTTTCAATTTTCTGTGCAGTCCGCTACGGCCAGCGATAGGCATAACGATCTCCAATCCGTCATCAAGAGTCTGATTGAGAATGCTGATGGCGTTGTTCACGCCATCGAGGGACTCCCTGACCTCACTATTGTCATTGCTGACGTTGACAACAGGAGTGACGACAGCAGAACCGCCACCAGAACCGAGAGCTCTGCTGATATCATCAGCGGTCAGTGAGCCGACCGTGTTGGAGCGCTGCGCTCTGTCGATGAGGTCGAAAGCTGGGCGAATGGATGAGTTGTTGACTGCCTGATGGTTGGCCACGAACACTCCTTCGTGTACAACACCAGCTTCTCTACGATAGCGATTGCCTCCTGTATAACCGCCCGAGTAGTAACCTGCCGCTTCTGCCTGATGTTGTTTTCTGATAGCAGCTATTTGCAGCAGACCTGCAGCTGTGGCCATGCCGGCAGCAATAGGTGCCAGAGTCCAACCGATAAAAGGAACTTGAGCTGCAGATGAATATGCGTTGATGGCAGCCATGGCTGTGGAGGCGATAGCCTGAGCTATCTCTATCTTCATAGCTTTCTTGTTGGCTTTAGATTTGGCTGCAGCCAACTCCTTGTCACGTTTTTCCTCCAGCCTTTTCTTCTTTTTGGAGTTGTTGCCAGCTGCAGCAATCTGCTTCTCATAGTTTTTTGAGATTTTCGCCTGCTCCAAATCAGAGCATGCCTGCGAATAAGCTGATGCGGCTGACAATATACTGTTGATGCCATTATATGCTACCTGCGTTTTCTGCACCATATCATTTAGGAAATCAGACGTAACCTGCGCCTTAGCCTGCATGTATGCAGCATGGTTCTGCTCATCGGAGCCATAGAGTTCCTTCAACTTCTCCATGGTGTTCTGGTAGTTCTGCACCTGTGAGACGAAATATCCACCGAAACTGCCATTTGTTGACTGTGCATCCCCGGCAGCAGCCTTGGCACTATTGACCATCTCGGAAGTCTTGGAGTTAATCTTGGCTTGCGTTGAGCCTGCTCCATGATCCTCAGCATCAATCTGTGCTCTCTGTGCTGCGAACTGCTTGGTTATCTCCAATTTCATCTGCTGATATTCCGCCTCCTTGATCAGTCCCTTTTTGTAGAGATTATCAAGACCATTGAGGTACATGGTTTCCTGTGCCTGAACATCCTGCTTGCCGAACTGCTGACGCAACTCCTTCAGCTGGTTCATGTATGTCTCCTGCATCTGCAGCTGATGGTCAAGAGATGACTGCTCCATCTCTGCCTTGAGGTCAAGCCATTCCTCACTGCCCTCATTGTAAAGGGACAGGCGTCTCTTCATTGCATCGACTTCATTCTGATAGAGAGCTTCATCAAGAGCGATGTCATTCTGATAGATAGCGGAGTTGGCATCATTATACTGTGCTTTGATATTTGCCTCGCGAACCAACCGCTCACGTTCTATATCTTTCTCACGCATTTTGATGATATCCTCGTCATGCTTTTTAGCAGCATTGACTCTGTCATCAAGCAGCTGGCGATATTCATTGCTGTCCTCACCATAGAGTGCTTTCAACTTATCAATTCCAGCAATAGTGATTTTCTCCCGATCATCGATGTACTGCTGATATGTTTTTGCACCCTCAGCATAAGCTCTTGTGTTCTCTGCAAGAAGACTATTAGTCTCTGCCTTGACAGAATCTGCAGCTTGCTTCTGAGCCTTACGGGCAGCAGCCTCACGCTTGCGAGCCTCGGCTGCGGCCTTCCGCTCAGCTATCTCACGCTTCTTTCTCTCCTTCTCGGTCTCTTGATCCGTGCTGGTGCCACCTCCTCCACCATTGTCTTCCTTGATTTTTTTGATTTCTTGGTTCTGTATATCAGCGCCATAAGCATCTTTTATGGCATCTCTTTTTTTGTCAAGTGCAGCCAAATCCTCTTTGGTCTTAGCAAGGTCTGCCTTGTGCTTGCTGCGAAGAGATGCCGTTCCCATATCCATGGATTTACCCTCTCGTCCAGAGACATGCACCTCGGACTTAGCTTCCTCGGCATCTTTCTGTATTATCTTCTCTTGCTCCTGTCTTTGAATCTCAAGATCAGCACGCTCCTTTCCAATTTCCTTCAACTTATCCTTCGCTCCCTGCACCTCATATAGGCGAACCAAGGACTTGATGTAGTCATCGAGTGCTTGCTTGTTCTCCTTATATTTGCCAGTGGTCTTGTCGATCTGTGCGTTGTAATTTGGGACAATTCTGTTAAGCTCATTGATGGCTGTATATCTGTCTTCAAGGGAACGAGTCTCGTCCATGGCAACCTTGCGGAGATTTTCGATTTTGTTTTGCTCCTCGACAATCTGCTCTTGCGCCTCCTTGCGTATATCATTGAGCGCTTCCTGCGCTTTGGCCGCAGAGTCTGTCTTGCGACTTAAATCGACGATGACTGCAACCAAAGTCGTGACAGCTGCAGCAACAGCAAGATAAGGATGTGCTGCAAGTATCGCCCACAATTTCTTTGCACCTGTAACTACAACATTCTGCCACAACGCTATCGCTTTGAGTTTCACAATGTGTGCTGTCTCTGCAACAGTCAATGCAATGATGGTTGCAGTAAGAGCTATTATCGTAGTGCGATATTTGATAACAAAATCAATGATGGATGAAAGAACATGCACAGTTATGCTTGCAGATGAGATACAGAGGCGAGCTGCAGGATAGAGTTTTTCTCCCAACTCTATCGCGAGATCCTGGAACTTCTTTTTAGCCTTGTCAAGCTGCGCTTGGACGTTCTCATTCTGAGTATTGAACTCGTTGATGACAGATGTTCCCTCAGCGTATGATTTTGTGGCAAGATCCTGTGCGACTTTGATGTCATCAAGTTTGTCTGCGAGGACAGTAAGCACACCAGTTGCTCTCGATCCATCCATCTTCATTTCCTCGAACATAGGGGCAAGGTCTGCGAAGCCTCCCTTGGAGCGCATTGCCTGGAGGAACTGGAGCAACGCAGTGTTGGCATCGGTCTTCAATGTCTTGGCGAACTCCTTGACGTTGAGTCCTGCAATCTTGGCAAACTTGGCTGAGTCCTGGAACATCTTGGCCAACAAGTTCTGCACAGCGGTGGCAGCGGTCTCGTCCTGCTGCATGTTCTGGTCAAGCACAGATGCAAGACCCATGATCTGGGCTTGTGTGAAGCCAGCCTGCTTGCCGACACCAGCCACACGTGCCGTGAAGTCAACAAGATAACCAGCGGACGCGGAGGAGTTCTGCGCCAACTCGTTGACTGCAGAACCTGTGGCGAGCATTGCACCTCGCAAACCTTTTGTTTTGTCCTCGCCAAACATTTGAGCAAGTTTACCGATTTGCGACACTGCGTCATCGCCAAGGTCATCGCCTAATGCGACATTGATTTTATCAGCACCATCAACGAATTCTTCGACGAGAGAATTTGCCGTAATTCCCAATCGACCAGCATCACCTGCCAGTTGGTTGAGTTTCTCGCGAGCAGTTCGGGTATCCATTTTCTTGAAGTCCTCGTTCATGCGCTCCACCTCATCTGCAGTCTGTCCTGTATATTTGCGGACATTGGTCATCTCCTCATCCATGGAGGCGAACTTCTCGACGCAGCTTTTCACTGTGAATGTCAAGCCAGATATGGCTGCGATGACTCCCAGTATGACACCCTGCATGCGGTTGAACCAGTCAGCAGTCTTACCAATCCATGATTGTTGAGCCTGTCCTTCAGCACGAACAGCCTCCAACTCTGTTTTCAACTGCTTGGCCTGCATTTGCATCTGCTTGAATGCCTCAGACCCACGGTCAAGACCTCTCATCTCCTGGTTGAGAACCTTCATGGAATATTCCAAGTCACGGACTGACGAAGTCTTGAGATGCGCCAACGTATTATCGACGAGCTGCATCTGACGCTTGGTCTCCTTGATATCCACATTAGCCTTGTCTATCTCATTGTCATACTGCTGCATGAGTGTGACCACCTTCTGCTCAGATAGTCTGATGCGCTCAAGCTCTGCATCAACGAGCTTCAACTTGGCCGCAGACTGAGCATAAGAATCTGACGAAGGATCAATGGAGTTCATCTTAGAGCGAATTTTTGCTCTTGTGAAATTGAGATCATCAATGGATGCATGCTGCAGATTGTTGAGCGTCGCAGTCATGCGCTGCGCTTCTGCCTCTGCTTGTTTGGTAGCCCCCTTCAGATGCAGCATCTGGTCTTTGACTTTAGAGAGCTGCTCTTCTAACTTAGCATAATCTGCAGGGTCAGAGACAGCCTTCATCTGCCCCTTCAGATGCCGTGCAGCCTTCTCAAGCTGACCAAGGCTGGCATCAGATAGATTATCGAGCGTCTCTTTAACGCTCATTGTTGAGTTTTTGAATTGCTTCATCTCTCGCTCAGCAGCCTTCAGGTCCTTAGCGAGAGATGTGCCTAAACGGGAATCGCCCGTCGAGAAAGCATCCTGCTTTGCTTTCTTGAGACGAGCGATTTTGTCCTCCAACTCCTTGAGTCGGTTTTTCGCCTCCTCAGAGTTGAGTTTGACGATCGTTGTATATACTTCCTGTCTTGCCATTATTTGCTGACTTGTATATAGCTATTATATAATAATGTAGAATGTGGGTTGAAGTTCAGCACCTTGACATTATAACCTTTTGTTCCCCACTTCCACCAAAGAAACTTATGTTTAAACTGCCTTGCAACAATGCATTGAAGGCTGTCTCTTGCTCTGTACGTCAAGATAGAATCTGCTGTATCAAGACGCAGAGAAAGCCATGCGTCACTATATGAGTAGACAGAATTAAGTCTTTTCGTCTTCACAGTGTCCGATGTAACCATGGACACTCTCTGATCAGAGACAACTTGCCGAAGTTTCAAATTCAGCTCCTCGAGCAGTTTCCTGTCCGCAGCCAGCAATTTGTATTCACCTCTGTCCATGACCATCACCTGTTGTGTGACGAGTTTGACTGAGTCTCGTATGGTATCACGCTGCATAGGCGAATACTTCAGCTGAAGCTGGTGAAGCTGCATTTTCAAAGCCTCATTCGCTTTCTTCTGACGGCTTTCAAAGATTAGGAAACTTGCGAATATCGTCAGCAGTACCATCAGGAATGATAGAATAACTGCCAGTTTTTTTTCTAATTTCTCTGTCATCTCCTCATTTATTTAATGTCACCATATTCTGGTATAGCATCGAAGCATGGACACTCCTTGATGCGCTCCCAGATGTCCACCTTGCCGTTATGGTTAAGGTCAGGTGATATATCACGATGTCCTAAGATCTTAGCATCTGGATATCTCTGCTTCAACTCAGTGAGAAGCTTGCGGAGCGAAGCCTTCTGCTCAGGCGTGCGGTTATCGATAGGCTTGCCTGTGCGAGAGATGCCGCCCATATATGCCACATTGATGGCCTCATGGTTGTATCCCTTGACACCGTTTGACGGTAAGTCCTCTGTCATGAGCTGTGTGACCTTGCCGTTAGCTTCAACGACATGATGATAACCAGGATAATGCCAGCCTTTGTTGGAAAATTCCTTCAGCAAGGCATCGACAGACCACGTCTGTCGGCTTGCAGTACAATGAACGAAAATGTACTTAATCTTTCTTTTCATCTTTATTATTTTTTTTGAATTTATTCTGGAGTTTATCGAATTTGACATCCATGGCGATGTTCACGCCAAAGAAGGATGCCACGTACATAAGGCTCTGACCAAAATACCAGAGGACGTTATCAGTCACGTCCTTTGAGAGGAAGTAGCTGATATAGACAAGCGCTATGGCGAAAGCCAAGACAACCATGGCGCTGCCATATTGAATTCTTTCTTTAGTTTGCTGCTGCATAATATTATCTTTTTTTTATTTGCAAAGATAATATGAAACATGAGGACATAAAAATACGGCTCAACCAGTATAAAACCGATTAAGCCGTCAAGATATGGTTATAATTTTTCGCTAAAGCTATAAGCTATTGATATTTGCTCCAATCAATGTCATCTTTCCGTTTCCAACCATCATTGATGGTATCATTGATGTGCTTCTGCACAGAGAGATAGAACGACTTGAAGTCCTGAAGAGATGTGAACTCTCGATAGACAGGAGCATCCTCAGAACCAAGTTTGACCTTGTATGGTAGACTTTCTCCCTGCGTCTGCACTGCAAGATCATAAGCAGCCTTGTAGTTGGCCTGGTTCTCTGCAGATAGCCACACCAGCTGATTTTCGTATTTGAGACCGGACAGAATGGTTGCATTCGTCTGCTCATTGATAAACTCTGTGATGACTGATTTAATAACCTCGAGTGTTGGTTTTGCAAAGAACCGATGCTCGTAGTAGTCAGCAGATCCGTCATCTTTAGTCTGCACATCGAATCTGATGCGCCAATAGCCTCTAACCGGATTTGTGCATTCTAAGAGCTGCACGTCAGGGCTACCATTGATTTTCTCCATTAATTAAGTGAACACATATTTTGTCTTACCATTGCCAAAAGACTGCGCCTTGATGGTCGTCTCGAATGGGAATCCGTCTTGCATCTCCCCAATTTGGCTAAGCACATTTTTCATCTCGTCTGAGTTGGTAATAAACTTTTTCATTTGCCCCCCCATCTCTATTGACACGACACATCTATCTTCGCCCTCTCTGGTCTTCACCCCCAGTTGGAAATCATGCACGATGATTTCCAGATTGACGAGATCTCTTATAGAGATTGTATCACCAGGGAAAAACTTCTGCCCGTTGGCAGGCTGATAAGTCACTTTCAGATCTTTGAATGATTTCATTGTTTCAACACCTATAAGTTTATTATTGAGATTAGCGCAGTCGGCATGTTTCGTCATGCCATAGAACGAGGCAATGAGCTCATGACGACGTTTGCGCGATTTGATTTTCTTGATTTTCGCAGCGAATTTTTTCTTGATACGCTTGCGAAGAAGAACATGATCTGGATATATCTTATATCCGACAAAGTCAATACCTTCGGAAACCGGGAAAACTCTCTCGTTTGGCTTTATCTCAAAGCCAACAGCCTCGAGCATCTCGTGGATGGCATCTCTTATTAACCAGAGTTCTGCCTTGGTCTCAGCAAGAACAAGACCATCATCACAATATCTGAAGTAATGCTTGACCCCCATCTCGTCTTTGAGAGGGTGGTCGAGGTGGATGGACAGAATGAGATTGCCAGTTGCCTGCGATATGCGTAGGCCGAAACTGATGCCAGTCTCCAGCATATCGATGAGACTGCCAAGTATCTTCAGCAGGATCTTGTCCTTGAACACATGAGCGAATGCATCCTTAGCGACTTTGTGAACCACATTGTCATAGAAATGCCTGATATCATACTGATAGGCATATCTGATGCGTGGATTATCCTTGAGCACTCTGCTCACCTGCAGCATCATGTCGTGTGTGCCTCGCTTCTTGATGCTTGCACCTGATGTGCGAATGTATCGAGCGTGCAGGTGTTTATCCACGACATTCATGATAGCATTGCAGCCAATGCGTCTCTCCATGGCGACAATCTGCAGTCTGCGGTGCTTGCCATACTCATAGATATCACGCTCACGGTATTCGGTCACCGTGAATGTGCCATCGGCTATTTCACGCTGAAGGTTGGCGATAACTTCCTCTCGATGTGCCAACAACTCTTTTCCTTCACGGCACTGCTTACGGACGGTGCCCCTAAGGACCTGGTCGAAGGAGTCGGACATATTCCGATGCTCAATAATCTCTTGAATGATATTGCCTTCTCTGCGCATAGCCTTCCTTTTGGGGGTCTGACTTCTTCGAATCCTTGAAGGACCTACCAAACTCTACCCACTCCTTGATGTTTCGCTCTGTGAGCGTGGCTCATCTCCCTCGGTCACTGCCTTGCCGACACGTCGGCTATGCCGTAGAACCGATTATAATAAGTTCAGACGCGACCCGTAGTTCGCATTCGAATTCGAGGCACCGTTATTCGCATTCGTGTACGAGACACCGCCATTCGCATTCGCATTGTTGTAACCCCGAAAGAGCACACGGTCTTGGGAGACTCTGCCTTTTACTTCTGCAAAGGTAACTTATTTTTTTTAGATATATGCAAAAACAAAAAAAAATCGACCGCCACAGGCGGTATTTTAATCTCCTGCGACATGTCGATTTTGTCGTTTTACGCTTTTTCGCTTATCTCTTTGTATCTCGCTACGCTCGACGCTTTGACGAGTTTACCGCGGAAGGCCAGACGCGACCCGCAGTACGCATTCGAATCCGAGGCACCGTAATACGCATTCGTGCACGAGACACCGCCATTCGCATTCGCATTGCTGCAACCCCGAAAGAGCACACGGTTGGCTTCGTTGCTATAATAATAATAGTCTCCATAATATGTGCTGGCCGAACCTGTAGGACTTCCGACAGCTATAACGTCTCCATATTGACCATGATATACATTCGTAATCCAGATGCCATTATATCCTGATATTTTGATATATCTGATATTGCCGTCTGGCATGAATATGCGAAGCATGCCAGGATGAGCACTATCCTGAGGAACATCGCAGTTGTCCATCATGTCATATTTATGACCATATATATCCTCATATCCGCAGCAACAGATGTTGTTCACCTGCTTGACGATGCAGGTACCACTCTCTTCATCGCCCTCCAGATACCAGGCATACTGATGCACACCATTGTCTGTGATACTGTTTGTCACGGACGCATTAACCGCCTTGGCCGCAACGAAGCCTATAGTATCTGTCATGCCGTGTGACATGGTGCCGCCAGTCGTGCGCACATTGGTATGCGAGCCTGCACCGCACTGCTCCTGAGAGTTGCGACGGCCATACTTCATGAAGAAGAGGTTGGCGATGTCGCTGTGCATGCCGAAGTCAATTTGCTGCATGCCTCTCAAAGCAGAATAATAGTGGAAATCTGACCACATCATGTTAGCTGTGGTTGAGCCACCAGACACGCAAGCTCGGAGTTTGTCACCGACAACCGTGCTGCCGACCACCGCGCAGAGATATTCATCCACTTCAACCCAGTCTGGCTCCATATCCTCAATCTTGTCTGAATTGCTCAGAACGACCTTGTCGCCCGGTGTATTTTTCCACACCGTCGCAAAAAGCGTCTTTGCACCTTCAGGTATATCTTTTATAATATACTGACCCTTTTCAAAGGTGAGATTGATGGTCGGTACGACCACACTACTGAGAACGCTTCCGTCCTCTGCAAGGAAGAGCGAACAAACCATGTTTGTGCCAGGCACAGTCGGGAAACGCACCCTGCTATATCCGGACACGTCAACCTTGATGACGGCATAGGTGCTGTCTGCTACATATGACTCGCTGAGTGTCGGCTTATTGGCTGTAAGTTTATAACCCTCACGCCATCCGCCCTTGGTCTGCTTGATCTCATCAATGGTCATCTGGATAGTATCAACAGAGACGGAAGGAACACCCTTGTTGACGCTCAGACAGGAATAATGCTTCTTGTTGAGGTAATCATTGATGCCCTTGAACCATTTGTGTGGCTCGCGCATCATGACATCGCCCTCTGTGCTGTCGAGCTTTGCTGCGGAACAATCTCTCACCTCTCTTGCATCAGCATAGTAGTTGGAATTCTCGTCATGCAGTGGATAGTAAGTTGCCTCACCATCCGTTTTGTTCATGACGGTATCTATTCCGCCCATCTTGACATTCACCTGCGTAGGCTTTTTGGTAATCTTGGCCAACACTCTGTGACGCTGACTCAGATAGGCCTTGATGTGACCTGATGGCTGATATGCATTGCCATATTTGTATCCAGTCTCGTTGTCGAGGTTGCTGACGTTGGCATCGTCAGCAACACTATCATCGAACTCCACCATGGTGTATGGTGGCTGCATGATGTTGAGCTCGGGATAATGCTGCTGGTACTTCTGGAACTCCACATCATCGATGTATTGTGTAAGCTGGTAAGTACCGACCAGACGGCAGGTATCCACATTGCCGCCAGTCTCGTCAACACCTCCCATCTCCATGTATTGACGCAGGAGTGATTCGTCACCCTCCTCGTTGATGCCTGTCACACGGAGGTATTTGACGTTAGGGCATTTGGCTCTGAGTGCCGTCCACTCGATGCCGGGGCAACTGTCAATGACGAGACGTGTGATGCTATCTGTGCCCTCGAGTGTCAGATTAGCAGCCTGCAGCTTCGGCAGATATTGCAGATCGAGTGTCTGCAATGTTGCAGGCAGAACCGCCTTGACAAGCGGTGAACCCTTGGCAAAGGTGACACCTGTGAGTGCCGTGTCTGATGCCAGGAAGGTCTCCAACTTGGTGTTATGGGTGAGATCCATGCCAGTGAGCTGCGTGCTCTTCAGACCGCCCATATTGAGAGATCGCAGGTTCTTGCAGCCATCCACTATCAGGTTGTTGAGCGTTGTCTGTGTGCCAGCGCAACTGATATCGAGTGTGGTGAGTGCCGTGAGGTTGCTCAGGTTGAGTGTCTGCAGGATAGCGTGACTGACATCTGTCAGGTCAAGGCCCATGATGCGTGATGCACCATAGATATACTGAGGGTCATTGACGATGAGGTCTGTGTCGAGGACCAGCTGCACCTGTGAGCCCTTGTCGGCTGCGAGCACTGCGCTCTGATGAGGAGTGCCGGAGGTATAACCATAACCGAAATAATACCTCTCTGATGCGGTTATCTTGATCTTTCGGTTGTCTGATCCGAACTTGTAGCCGAAGTAGCAGCCGAAACTGTCCTTGCGGTAGGTTCCGCAGACATACTGACTGTCGAGCAGGGCAAAACGGTTCTGGATGGTGTAGCAACGGTGAGCATATCGGCTACCCTGCAGTGCATAGAGATAGTCGTAGGTCATTGTGCCCGTCGTGGTCTTGATGCCCTCGATGAGCGGAGTGATATATTTGAAGATGCCATCCTTATTATATATGCGCTCACACCAGTTGCCCATCTCCTGCTCGTTGAACACCTGCAGGACATAATCGAGTGACATATTGCTGCGGATGGTCTCTGCGACCTCTCGCAACTTGTCCGGGCATGCTCTGACAAGCTCCCACAATATGCTATCATGGCCAGCGAAGGCATAGCTGCCGATGCTGTCATCGAATGTATCATGCGTAATGGTATAGTCATATTTGAGATATGAGTCATTGCGCAGGCCGAAAAGGGTATCCATATCATAAGGTATGAACATCCAGTGCACACCATCCCATGTGACGAGCATCATGTTCTTTACAAGGTTATCCAATGCCATGAAGTAATCTGTGAAGAGGTACCAGGCGAATGGAGCTTCATTCAAGAAGTACTCCTGGCATTCTGCCTGGAACTTGGTAGGATTGCCCTTGCAGGCGTATATCCACTGCCACAGTCTCTGCACGGCTGCCTTATCCTCAGGATCGGCTGTATCCCAAGTCTTATCAGGCTTGAAACGGAATTCCAGCGCAGCATCGAAGCGTGCGAGATCTGCCGTGCCGAAGAGACAGATAGGCTCAGAGTTATTGAGGAACTCCAGACAGATGCACTTGTTGCGCTGACCTGCCAAGGTTGCCTCGTCATTGAAGCCCTCTATGCCTTCGAAGCCATAGACAATAGCAGATCCGGACTTCTCGTTGTTGAAGTTGTACTTGCCGAGATAAGCATTCGTGCCATCGCCATTCTGGTCGTAGAATACGTCGATAGGGAAGCCATCTACACCAATGCGCACGTCATACTCACCCTTATAGGCTGCCTGTGGAGGTGTCAGCCATCCGCAGCGCTTGAACACGTCATTGACGATGCGCACCGCACCTGTATTGTGAGTTGACGATGAATCACAGAAGTCTGCCTTGATGCAGAATATGTCAACTGGTCTTGCTCCTGGCTTGAAGGAATAAAGGAAGTCCTCCTGCAGCACACCATTGATGAAGAGCTGCGTGCCATACTTCTCGCTACGGCTCAGGTAGATGCGGTAGTTCTTGCGAGCGTATGTCGTGGATGATGTACCCTGAATGCGGAGTCCGCACTGCTTGAGAACGAAGTCATACTGCTTGCCGTATGGCGAGTAGAAGTAGATATCAACAGGAATCTCGAACTTCTTGTTGTTGGTCTGGTTGAGCAGGTCGATATCACCGACAATGCGCATCACGCCCTTGCCCTGTGCTCTGAGTTTCTCGATATCCACATCTGTGCCTTCGTCATTCATGACAGCATTCTTCTGAAATAGGACAACCATCTCGTCGCTTGTCTTGCGGTCAACGATGTAGTTGGACAGCTCCTCATCGTCGTTGAGTGCCCGGTTATATATGCGCAGATTGCGCAATTCAACGTCTGCATCATCAGAGAGGACTCGGATATCAGCAGGTGTCTGCTGTATCATGGAATCAGTCGCTGCATATCTGACTGCACTTGACAGAATGCCGTTGACATAGAGCTGCAGGAGTCGGTTGCCACCCTTGCCGCTGACAACGAAGGCAATCTTGTAGTTCATATCGGCTGCAAACTTGGTGCTCACTTCCGTGCCTGCAGTCGTGCGAATCTTAGCCTCCTGCGTAGTCATCTGGAAGCCGACTCCATCAGCCATGCAGTCAAGGATGATGCCGTCACGGTCTGTGACGTTGCTGCACATCAGTTCCATCTCATAGGTGGCACCTGTGCTTGTCGCATCAGATGAGAATGGCTTGAAGCCAATCTCAATGTTGGCGCCATTGGTCAGCTTCAGTGCATCGCCAGTCCATCCATTTGACGTCCAGTCGAAGCCGCTGAACTTTGTGGCAATATCACCATATTGCCATACGGCTGGGTCAGCCTCGCTGCTCGCACGGCCAGAAGCGGTGAGTTTCAGCTGGAGGCCATCTGTGATCTCAACAATATCCACGCTGCTTTTCTCCACCTCAACGAAGAACTGGTATGATGTTGCGCCAGCCTCGAAGCGCATGCTGATTGTGCCTTGGTCGAGATATCTATTGGTGTATGTCTGCAAAGTGCGTGGCACGCTGACCGTCTGAGTCCTGATATCGTCTCGATAGACAGACATCGAAGCTGGTGTTGTGGCAGGGTCATAGGCTACGAACTCAAATGACATCTGCTCATACTGCCCAGCCTTGATGGTTGGCGTAAGATGATCGTCAGTAAAGATGGTGCCATCTGCAGAAGTAATCTTGGCACCGATATAGGGTGCTTCGGCAGCACCTCTCAGTATATCGAAGTAGATGCTGTCAGAGCGCAGGGTCAGCGTTGGGCTTGCCTCCATCTCAGCCACCATCTGAACAGTATGTCTGCCGTTCTCCAAGCCAATCATCGCCAGATTGAAACTGCTATTCGTCGTGCCGCTTCGGGTGACGGTCTGCGCATTGCGCTGCTTGCCATCGACATATAATGTCACCACCTTGGTGCCAGAACCACTGACGGCAAACGGTATGTTTACCGTCTCATCATCAGCATATCCACCGAGTGCCACGCAGTCGGCAATATTAAATGATGATGCCAGCGAGAGCGTGACTGCCTTGACGGACGTATATGCCTGCTTGGTCTGCTTGTTGCCTGTCAGAGGATCTGTTGTGGAGGCAATGACGTAGATGTCAGTTGTGCCCAGCTGCAGATATTTGGTCAGGTCGAGCTGATAGCTGCCACTGCTGACATCCTCGATGGTATCACTATATATGGTCGTTGCGCCTAACTTCATCTGCACCTTGATGGTTGCTTTCTGACCTGTTGACTGCCCCTTCTCATCACCAGAGCTGTACTGGTGGTCGTATGTGTAAGTCAGCATGGAGCTGCCACCACGCTTGACAATGCTGTTGTTGACAACGGCCGAAAGAACTATCTTGGTGGTTGAGGTCTCACCTCCACCTCCACCGCCCCTTGCTGGGACGTCAAAACTCGTGATTTCACCGTTGTTTTTGTTCTTCAGCGAGACATGAACGGTCGAGCCATCATCACTCACCTCGACATCTGTGGAGGAAAGGGTGTTGCCTTCAATCTCATTCAGTTTGGCTGCTATAGCCTTGTTTTCTACAGGGTTGGTGCTCTCCTGATCAAGCGTCTCATCGACCTCGACGGTTGGTATGGTAATGTCGACATTACCTGTAGAATCCGGTGTTTTCTTCTCTCCGTTGACTGTCACCTGCTTGACGGTTCCAGCTCCCCCGAAGTCCTCCCATGAGGCGGTGGAATCCCACGATGTGGTATCTGTGCCGATAAACTGCTTGGTCAGCCACTTGCCCTGTGATGCCTCGAATGTGATGCAGAGACCCTTGGAGCGGTTTTTCTCCGGCACGGCCGCTATGGCTGTCTCGAGAGTATAGAAGCCAGACTCAAGAGGCACCTGATCAGTCACATTGAAAGTATTGCCACCCTTGCCGCTTGCTGATGACTGAATAGACTCCTTCAGACCATCACTCAACATATCTTCAGTAATGCCGCCACCCTCGAGTTTATCGAAATGCTCTGTCGTCTTCTTGGCCAGCGCACTGATATTGTCTGCGAGTGCCTTGTTGGTACCAGCCTGAGAGGAAACGTGCTGCTCGAAGGTTTCGTCCTTGGAGCGCATTTCGGTCAGTTCTTCAGCGAGCACCTTTTTGGTGTCGGGGTCGAGGACCGCCTTGGTGGAGGTAGCCGGAAGGAACACTTCACCCTTGTTCTGCAGCATGCGCACCTTGGTAGCGACAAGCTGCGTAAGGTCTGAAATCGGATCTGAAGGAGAAACGTATGCGGTCACATCGATGGTGCCGCCAACATTCCACTTTTCGCCTGTATTGGTCCAGGTTCCTGCAGTTGTACACTTATAGACTATGGCATTGGCCAACTCTCCGACAAAAGCATAATCGCCTTTGTCGGGATTAGGATAGGTAGCCTTCAGCTCTGCCTCATTTGAAAAGAGGTATTTGCGCTTGTTGGTCTGCTCCAGTTCGGTGATGGCGGTGAGTATCAAGCCGAAATTGGCGTTGATGGACTCCACGACATTGCCGAAAGTTGTGCCCGATGATGGGACTTTGTTAAGATCTTCCATATTTATTCCGTTTTTATCTTCAAGTATCCATTCTCCACATAGACTGATCCTCCGTCAAGATAGTCTCCGCTTGTTGGTAAACCTCCGATCTTCCACATCAGTCTTTTTTGATGTTTCTCAGCTTGACATATCATACCTGCATCAGGTATAGGAGATCTTGGCCACAGATTACCAAAACTTTCACTGATTTCAAATTCAAAGCCACAGCTACTTTTGACAACAGAAATACCAAAATAGTTCTGTGAATATACGGCATGGTTTTTGTCACCCTTGATTACAACTCCGACACTCCGTTGACTACTGTAACCATATTGGCCCACTTTAAAACTCATGACTGAATTCTCATCCATCATTGCCATCGTCAGCCCATCTTCCTTTGTGGAATTAAGAGTCCACATTCTTTTGTTCCTCAGATCTGAATATTCTATTCTATCTTTATAGATGTCAAAAGTATATCCATCCCCTTCAGAATGCATCTGCTTATCCGTAATTTTGAACCCTCCGAAAGAACCAGACGTTGCAGTTACATTGCCCTTCAGTGTGACGTTGCCCTGCTCATCGATGGAGAAATTGCCGTTTGGTGAGCGGACTGACTGAAGGACACCTCCCTTGGCATAGATATATCCATGGAGGATGATATCATTGAGGATGGCACGACCGCCATGGGTGATGACGAAGGAGCACATCTCCTTCAGCTCCTCGTCGGTCGCCTGATAGCTTGGATCATTGATGTACTTGCCGATGGTGCGAAACGCCTGCAAGAGGCTGCCGCCGCCCCAGATGAACGGTGAGTTCTTGGTGGCTGCGTAGCCGCTCATGCCGCCTGTCTCCTTGACCATCTTGCCGTTGCGGTATTGACCAACACGAATGTCCTGCGTCATGACAAGACCGCCATTGACGGTAGTCTTAGCCTCTGTGATGGCAGAGGTGAGGTATTTGAAAGCCTCAAAGCTTGCCTGTGCCTTGTCGTGATCATCAAAGGCTGTCTGCCACTGAACAGGAAGGTTGCCCTGGTTGAGAGTGACCTCCATCAAGGTCGCTGATGTCTCGAAGATGCGGAAACGCTTGTCTTCTGTATCAGAGCAGACGAAGATGACCGAGTATCTCTTCAGCTCATCTGTGAGCTGTATGGTCTCGCTGTAACCTCCGACAGTGAAGCGGAGCGATGATCCGCAAGCCTTGAAGGAGAGAGTGTATTTATCACCTGCAACAAGGCCAACAGCGAGCTGCTGCGCAAGACTACCATCAGTGAGGGTCACAGCATGGTTAGAGGCGCTTTCATCAGTCTCGATGAATTCAGCATTTTTGGTCTCCCAAAATTTAGCAGAATCACTGAAAATAGCGGTATCATCGCTGATTTCGGCCTTATCGTCGAACTGCTGTGATGTATAGTCGCCCGTGAATCCGGAATTGAGGAGCAGGTTGCCACTCTTGATGCCAAGATCCTGCAGTTGCTCGATGGGCGTTCCGTCAGGCAGTGTGGTACCCGGCTCGAAGATGGCCACGCCCTTGAAGGTTGCAGTCTTGGTCAGCGGGTCGTATGAGATATAGTTGGACTGTTCGCGGTCACCCACATAGTAGGTGCCGTAGATGCGAGAGTGGAACTGACCGCCCTCGAACCCCTCATCCTTGACTTCGCAATCCTGCAGTGAGAAAGATGTGATGCCCTGATAATATTTTGTGGATGGCGCATCGCTTGCCGTGGCTGAGAGAACGATGGCTGATGTGCGGATTGGGTTGTTTGCCCCTTGGAAGCCCAGCTGCACGATATTGTCACCCACTGCAGGCTCACCATCGCCATCATATTTGCCATCCTGGTTGGAAAGTATGATGTAGTTGTCCCCTACTGCCGTGACCAGACGCCAATAGTATTTGGTTGAAGCGAATGAGGCTGAACCTGACTCTATGCGAAACTGCTGACAGCGTGCCTGGTCTCCGACAACGAACTCCTGGTATATATGTCGCTTGCCGTCTGTGGTCTCGAAATAACACTTGTAGAAGGTCGGTGTGCCTGCCGTGATGACACGCCCACGAGCATTGAGCCACTCGACCTTGGAGCAGACCATGGCAGCTGCTGTCAGCGCCATCTCGCCTCCGACATGTTTCAACTCCTTGATGGTAATCTCCCGGAAGTAGGCAGCTCGTCTGATGTTGAGAAAATCAAACTCTGCCGTTGACGTGCCATTCTCAGACACGGAAATGGATGCACCGGAAGCATCTGGTGCGTAACTGCCGAATGTTGTCTGAGTGCCATTCTCGCCCAGCTGAGTATTGCCGGAAACGAAGAGAGAGGCGAGTTTGGCGAGAGCCTTGGAGACAAGACCCTTGGCAAAGGTGATGAGACCACCTGCCGTATCATCATGCTCTCGAGAAAGATATCGTTTGTCCTCCACCTCTGTAATGAAGTGAAGCAAAGACAAAAACGCATTGCCTATGCGCTCGGCTGTGTTGGCAGACTTGCGACGCTCGTCACGAATCTGCTCAAAGTCTTGCTGAAGTTTATCCTTGTTTAACTGATCTGCCATATTTTTTTATGCAAAGATAAGAAATCATGAAATCATTAAAAATACGAGTCAAAGGTTGCGAGCTGCGCCTATGCCCTTGAATATCTCTGTCAATGCTGAAGCCATGAGTCCATTGTATGTCTCGCCATAGAAATCAGCCTCATGCTCGTTGAGTTTCATGACAGAGGCATAGTATTTAGCCGAAAACCAGTCACGCCTGCCTTTCGGCACGCCACCAGCGACACGACCGCCCCAGGCAGGACCCACTTTTTTGGGTTTATCCAACTCCCTCTCGGCTCGATACTGCTTGTTGAGGAAGTCAAGGTCGCCATCATTGGCACGCAAGACTTTCTCACCACCCTGCGCTTCTGTCCACTTTTTCCAGACGTGTGCAGGTCCAACTCCTGCAGCCACATAGATACCATATTGCAAAAACGTATGCTCGATGGTGGTCACTGTGCCTTGCTCAAGGTGGCCCTTGATGGACGCATAGAGCGCGCCTGTATCTATTGTGCGCAAGCGCTCCATGCGCTCGCGCCAATAGTCAGCCATATTTTCCGTCCACCCTTTCTCGTATTTGAGGAGTTCGTCTATTACTTCTGCCATGCGCTCTCATCATATTGTAAGTCGGTAGGCTCGTCTGATGTCAGCATGAAGTAAAGGCCTGTGCATCCGTTCATCGAGTAGCGCCCTAATTCTGTCGAATAGACCTGATTGAGATTGAGATACTCCAGCTGGTCACCGAACTTCTGATACTCCTTGCCATGAAGGAGACGACTGAGGAACTGACGGAAGATATATCTGCAGATATTCAGTTTCTCCTCCCGGTCTGCCATGTCATCATGCTTGTATGAAGCAAGAATCCAGACCGTGAACACGTTGCGGTCGAAGAAGCCATCGCCCACAGAGTGCGTATTGGAATCTACGGTGTCAGAGACCATGATGAAGTTGGAGGCTGTGCGGAACTGCTGCAGCACTCCCTGCACGGTGTCTGGCCCGCTGCATGTCGTCGCGACAAAATTATGCTGTCGGCAGGTGTTGTTCTCCTCTGTCAACTGCTTGAAATATGCGATTGCATCGAACTGTTTCTCTGTCATAAGCTTTTCATTTTTTCGTTGTATTCCTCAGCCTCCCGAGCCTTCTCGTCCAACTCTGTCAGTGCTGCCCAGCAGTCGGTCTCAAAGACAGCCTGCTGCTTGGTGATGTCGCCATCGGTGAGTGCTCTGACCTGCGCACGTATGCCCATGGTGATATCCTCCATGGTCGGTTCTTCGCCCTCCTTCGTGTTTTTGAAGAAGTGAGGGAAATTGGCAGCAGCCACTTGCTTGAAATCTGAGTACCATAAAAATGTTCCGAGTAACTCCTCTGCGGTGAAATTCACTGAGTCATCACGCTTGCCATCCTCATCCCTGTACAGAAGATATCCTAACTGCTGAAGGAACTTGTCCTCCTTATGCATGAGGTACAGCTGATAATATTTCTCAGCGAAGAGGTAATCCTGGAATGTTATCTTGCGGATGGAAGTGACGGCTTTTAAGCCAGATATGGCCTGCAAAGGCTGAAAATTATCGAATCCATCGATAAAATCGAATTGTGAGAGCAAAGATAGGACTATCTCTGTCTCCAGATAAATCACTTTGCGCTTTGGTCTTGACTTGCCATCCACCCGGCACAGAACAGAACACTTCCATCCTGTGCGGGTATGCTTGATGATCTCAATGTTAGACAGTCGGCAGAACAGGTATGTCTTGACCGTCAATGGCTCCTGAAATCTGGTCAGCAGGAAAAGCGTATAGCGAAGCTCATCCTGCGACAACTCACGCCATGACTTTGGCGCTGTGATGTTAAGATTGATCTGCCCGTCATGCATTGAATAGGAAGGCAGGTGCTGATTTTTTGTTTTCATAAGGCTTGAAATGATTGCTTTCATACTCTGCTGATTGCTGATAGAGTGCGAATGTCTCTGCATCTCCGTCAAGAACCATCTGAATCCTGTCAAGTGTCTGCTTCATGTCATTTGGCTTGAAACAGCTCGGATTGCTGTAGTCAACGAGATATTTGCGAATCAGGCAGACCGCTTTCTGCTCCGGCTCTGTCCAAGACTCGCCTCTGCGGTATTTATCGAGGAGAGCGTCCATCTGCTCGTTAGAGAAGCGACGACGCAGGATATCATCTGCAAGACGTATGTTCTTGCGGGCAATATCCCAGTCTGCTGAGTTGAGCTTGGTGAGTGAGGCTTCTTGCATGTAGTCATTGTATCCCCATACAAGGCATGGGATGCAGAGCTTTGACTGCATGGTCAATCCCCAGCCCTCGGTATTCTCAACGAGTACGAACACAACCTCTTCTTCAGCTGCCAACTTGGCCTGCTTCACCTGCTCGATGAGATTTTCCACTCTCACGGTCGAAGCTGGAGAGACCTCACCATTGCTCACGACACCGAAACCTGTAGGAGTGAGCACAAGATCAAGGTGGCGGACCACCGTAATAAATGTCTCAAGACAGACCCATCTCTTGAGTAATGGCTGAAAATCCTCGTTTTCATCGAAGAATTCAGCACCTATATCACCGAGACAAAAACGCTTGATGCGGTTATATGTAGTCGAGAAATGAGGTCTCACCAAGTTGAAGACCTCCGGATTGGATGACGTTGCCACCAAGATGGCATCGTCAAAATCCTGTTTATTGATTTCAATCTTCATTGTTATTGCCGTTATTTTTAACTGATGATTGTTGCATGTCCTTATTCTTATCGAGTGTTGTCAGCTCTATCATAGGCACGTCGACGGTGATGCCACGCTCGCTCCATCCGTTGTAATGTAAGATGACATGGTATGGCTTGACCATGATGTCGTGACAAGGCTTCTCGAGCGACTGCTTCAGGATGAAGAGCTCGCGCTTGTCGGAACCCGAGTTGTTCATCTGGCTCTTGCCCGGTGTTGCACCCACCAAGTTGGGATGCACGCCAAGTGAGAAACAGAGCGCATTGGAAGCCTCCGACATGTCGTCAGCCCAGTCGCCACCCTCCTTCTTGCCACTCTCATTGAGGTTGATGATGCGCACCATGCGCTGCTCCTTGCCGTTAGGGTCGAAGTAATATCCTGTGATGAGAGCCTTGCCTGCATTCTCCGTGCCGCAGACAAAGTCGATGATGGACTGCTTCTCCTCATCGATGCGCTGCTTGCGCTTCTGAGGTTCGATGATGCCCTCCTCGTTGCAGAGGTTCATCCAGTAGTCCTTGTGTATCTCGATCTGAATGCGAGGGGCTGAGGTGTTCTTGATCATGTAGCGCTTGCCAATGCCGATGAGCCGATAGATGTCGTACCAAGCATCGTCGAACATGGCGGCGTAGTAAGGTATCGGATAATACTGATAACCAGGAGTAGGAATGCGCGACACGATGGCGAACTTGCAGTCATGGCCGAGCTTCGGTGCAGGATGTCTCTCTCCTGTGTAGATGTCTGGTCCCTTGCCCATGCGTGCCAAGAGGTCGCCCAGCGGGTCGTTGATGTCGAGCAGCGGAATGGCCTCTGCCTTGATGGGTGACATCGCCTTGCGGAAGTCGCCATAGAAGACATGCTCAATGAGACCAGTCTTCTCGTTGGGACGCTCGAATCGGCAGTATGACACATCCTTGTGCCGCATCTGCAGTATCCTGGAGTGGTCACGTGAGAGGATGATGACGGTGACGTTCCAGAAGAAGAACTTCATGTCTGTGGCCTGCTCCATGAATATCTCATGCACGCTGTTGCGCAGACAGAAGTCACGGATCTCGGCATCATCGGTGTCCTTGCCTGTCTTGCGGTCAACGAAACGCACTCCCTGGCCATAACAGCACTGCACGTTGAATGCCTGGGCCCGCTGCGCAATCATATTCATGCGAAGGAGGCGCTGCAGCTCATAAGGCATGTCGTTGTCATCGCCATAGCGGATATACTCATAGTCTCGCCCATTGACGGTGATAGGCGAATAGACGGCATCACCCACCTCGCCTGATCCGAGGAAATGGGTGTCTGTGCCATACTGCTGCTCGATGGCAGCCTGATTGGTGGTAGAACCTCCAACCGCAGTGGTCGGCATGAGCATATATCGCTCATTGTCACCATGCGCTCCGACCTGCTGCATGGAATATTTCTGTTTGCTCATAGATATACTGGTAAACCTAAAAATTCATAAATAAAAACGTCGGGCAGAGTATGCACCTCTCCTGTGGCTGGATGCATGAGGCGGTGGAAACCTCCACGCCAACTGCCACCAGACACCAGCCATCCGTCATAATTGACGGTTCTGCCATCGGTGGTCCACGCCCGAAGCTTGACGGTGGCATGGTCGTCCTTGGCCTTGTCCATCATCTTCAGAACCTCATTGATATGGAAAGCTGCTCTCTTCATCAGTTGAATGTGTTGTCGAATGTGTTGTCGAATATGCGGCCTGCACGGTGCATGTCCAGGACATTGTGCTGGCGCTGCGAGTAAGCATAGCTGAAGGTGAAGCGAGGAATGGTCTCGAGCAGGTTGTCATTGTCGCTCTTGGAGTCGGAAATGGTGACCTGCTTGCCGACGGCAGCCTCTCCACCGTAGATATTGACGATATAGACCTCATCGGAACGGAAGAGGTCGTCAGCCCAGTTGGCCATGGCTGTTGTCAGCGGTCCTGTGTCAGCCTTGAAAATGCGCTTCTCTGTGATGCGGTAGTTGATGTTCTTGCCTCCGATGACGGCTGAGTCACGGGTGTATTCAGGAGCCACCTCATGCTTGCCCGTGCAGTAAATGAGTTCCTGGCACCCGAAGGAGTTGCTGAAGAGGAGTATCGGAGCGCAGTCGGGCTGTTCCTGGTCGATGATGAACGTCTGAAGGCGCTCCCCGGCCTTGACGTCAATGTATGACAGCACCTTGTCTTTGACCGAGAACTTGGAAGGTGAGACGTCGATGGTGGTGTATTTGGCATTGCCACCCACCACCTCTGCTGTGAAGAGCTGCTTGGTGCCGTCAGTGAAGTATGCCGTGACGGAGGCTGTGTCGGTGCCGAGATAATGCAGATATTCCAGTCTGCCAAGTGAGGTTGTCTTGGCATCCTGCAGCAGGGTGAGGAAATGCGTGTCCGTGAACTCCTGGCAGTCGATATCTGGAATATCCACGGTGGCATAGAGGACACGGAGATTGATAGTCTTCTTGTCGCTCTGCGTCACCTCATCGGTCTCTACACCTGTAGAGACTTTCTGCTCTATGACCGTGATGACGGAGTCAACGATGAGCTGCTGCCTGGCATAAGGCTGATAGATGTCTGCGAGGTCTGACAGCAGTATCTCTCCATCTGCAGGATAGAGAAACTCATCATAGACGGTGGAATCGCCTATTTTGATAGTGACGAGCACACGGCTCATAGATGTGAGGATGTCGAGGTCACGGATGTTCTCAAGGAAACATGTGCCCGACGGAGCTGATTTGATGGTCATATTATCTTTTTTGATGCAAAGATAATATGGAGGGTATGGACATAAAAATACGGAGAGCGACGCTCACGCGCCACTCTCCGCTCATCATTCAAAAATTTTAAGTTGCCACAAAAGTAGCAAAAAAATCAAAGAAAACAACTATTATTATGGGAAAATCATCAAATGTCCACCAATTTTTCCCAGATAGCCCATGCTATCGTGCCATCTGGCTGCGTTGCGACCACATATTCATGCTGCCGCATATATGTGACAATGTCGGAGAAGTCGATGACTACCATGGTGGCCAGGTCTGCGGCTATCTCCTCTGTCGTCTTGAAAGACTTCTTGTATGGTCGCCCATCCTCGTCCTTGGCAGGGAGTGATGAACGGAATTTGAAATAAGCATCAAGCATTATTCTTGATTGTGAATTTTCTGTCTTTGGCATAATTATACGAAATTAATGGTTTGTAACTCTTCTGCTGCCTCATCACATTGATGACGCAGCGCCACTCTCTCTGCAGCAAGGTCGTGGATCATCATCCAGTAATAGATGCATGATGCCCAACGGCCATATTTGTCCCGCTGGCGTGAGATGCTGGCCAGCTCTCGCTCCAAGCGCTGCACGATGTCTCTCTGCGTGTCTCTCACTCTGTCGCGACGGCAAAGCTTCAGCTCTATCACAGCCCGCTCCTTGAGCCCCCACAGGTCAACGAAATCGCGGTCAAGCTCCCAGTATCTCTCCACAAGACGCAGATGAATGCGTCTGCGTCTTGCGTCGAGAGAATAGATGCCATGCTGTTTATTCTTCCTTTTCTTCATCGCTCATCCCTCCTTTCTTGTCTCTTGTCCAACCTGGGTGCAGGAGTCCTTTGACTGCTTCATCATCCGTAAACACATCACGCGAATCTCTAAAGCGCTCGAAAATGTTGTGGCGCTCGATCTGGATTTTCTCGTTCTCAGTAGCCCAGTAGTTCTTGGCATCAGCCTTGGCTGCAGCGTATATGCGTCCTGAATTGTGACGGTCATTTTGCAGAGCGCTAATATAAATCTCGTATTTCTCTTTGGCTTCCTCATACGCTTTTCTTGCTTTATCGAGCTCTCTTTTTTCAAAATGTTCCAGTGAGAGCCACCCAGCCATGGCTTTATCGTATTTATCCTGTGCTTTGGCCATTCGCTGAGCGTATTCTAAGCGAAGGTCATTCAGTTTTTTCGTGTTGGCAGCAAGAAGCTCATGAAACCTCTCGGTGATGAGGTTGTCGGTCTGCAACTCTATGTTGTTTGAATTATTGTCTTTCATTGTCTTTCTTGTTTAAAATGGTTTGTGAATGTCTTATAACTCCATGAGTCTCCAGAACAGGACGTATGTCATGTCTGTATCGACGAGACCCTGTTGCTTGCTCTCGATGTGGAACACGGCTGCACCGCCTTCGTAGTGTATGCCGTCGTCGCGCGTCACCACACCCTCGGCTTCATCGGTCGGCATGCATGGGTCGCAGAAGCGGACCTTGCAGCCTCTCTTCGTCATCTTGTCGGTGTTCTTCAGGAACTCCGCAGACCTGATGACCGTTATTTTGTTGCCATTCACGTTGATGAAAAGTGCCATGGTGTGGGTGGTCTTGCATAGCTTCATCACCACGTCGTACACTTCCTCGTCGACGAAACCCAAACCGTCTGCACTCGTGATCTCCGTCATGATGGCGTCGGGATAGAACTGGCGGTACTGCTCCAGCATGTCACCGGAAACCATCGGAAGGTTGTTGTAGCCGTTCGCTTTCATCACATCACATCACCTCCCCTCCGAAAAAGTATCCGCTGACTGCCACGATGGCCATGAGCGCCACGCAGCCAATCATGGCTATGACCACCTCGCCATAGGTCACCTCCTCATCGCAGAGGATGCTGAAGGTCTCGCTCTTGGTCTTGCTGAGTCGCTTGAGCTCGCGCTTGGTTGCACACTTGAGGGTCTTGAGCCCCTCGTTCACTGGGATGCCTGCAGGCTTGGCCTGTATCGCATCCTGAATCAAAATAGAATTCTGCATATTGCATCATCTTTGTTAGCATTAAACAGCCGATTGGACAAAAGGGTGGCGGCTGCATTCCCCGTTGCTAACAAAGATGATGACTTATCCGAGAGGACAAAACAAATCTTCACGGTTCATGCAGCCGCCATATAGAGTTTTCCTTTTTCCCCAGTTGGGAAAATATTTTTCTCCAGTTAGGGAAATGAATTCCCGAGGCATAAAAAAAGCCTGCGGCTAAGAAGCCATAGGCGAAACGGTCGCCCTGCCGGATAGACTACTATCATCTTTGTTAGCGGTGGCAAAGATAAGGAGAAAATTTGGAACTGGCAAATATTTT